TCGTATAATTTTGATTGGTTCATTTGTTGTCTCCTATGTTGTGTTGTTTTTTAGCGATTTCGCTATTGATAGTTTGAGCTAGTATGTATGGTTCATATTCCAAGTCTAGGTCAAGAGACTCTCTGGCATATTGAAAGTCATCAATATTGCCAGAAAGATAGTCCTGATCTAGTGCGGAACGTTTTATTTGATATTCGTAGTATTTACCTTTAGGCATTATTCATCTCCTCCAACATTGCATCTACTTCTGCTGCACAATCTCCGCACCTCCAACCCTCTACATCATCATTGTAAACAGAATATCTGTTAACAAATCTACCCGAACCAAAATGGCAGGGTAGGTTGCAGTCTACGCAGATTTGTTTATCGAAAAGATCAATAGGTTTACATTGCATGGTCATTTTGTAATCTCCAAGTAACAGTCATAATTAATATCTTCCAAAATACATTCGATAGCGAAATGACAATGTTTAATGTCATCTTCACTAACGTCAAAATCTTCTTCAGTTTGAGTTCTGATATTGATAGTTTTTTGTAAAACTCGCATTGCCATAACAGCATCTTTAAATGTTGGTTCGTATTCTTTTTCAAGAATATTTAGATCATGTCTTGCTTTTTTTAAATTAGTCATTTTTAATCTCCATATAAGGTGAATCGAAATCGTCAAAAAGGTAGGAATCAGCTTCCCACCAATCGACTATGTAATCAGAATCAAGATAAATACAAGTATGATCGAATAGATCAGGATTCTGTTGCATATAATCGTGATACCACTCTGCAAAGTATTCATGTAAATCTTCATGTACTTTGTAGTGTTCAGCAATTTCTTTTGCATGATGGTTGCAATAGAACTCAAAGTCTTGTGCATTTTGGAGCGTTTCTTTCTCCTGCATAACTTGATCTGGTAGTGGGTTGTCAATCATA